CGCTGATGCCAGCCAATAGGCCGCGCTTCCCGCCGATGCATTGGCGATGCCCCAAACCGGCTTGCCAGCTTGCTTCGAAGCCTTCGGCAGCCAGTCGACCAGCTCAGCAAGGCCAAACGCCTCGCCGCCCCCGCTGTCTATGTCTAGCAGGATGCCGCGAACAGCGTCATTTGCGAACAGGGCTTCAAGCTGGTTGTGCAAACGAGTGTAGCTTTGTAAGCCGCTCGCCGCTTCCAACTCGCCGCCCCGATGGATCATTCCTCCCACAATCGGCAAGGTGACAATGCCCGTGCGTTCGTCGAGCACGGTGGCACTGTTCGGCCTCATGTAGCTCTTCATCACGTCGTCTGCGACGATAGGACGAACGCCAACACGATCCGCGAGAACCGAGGTTATTACGCTCCCATATTCGGGAGTAATGAGCAGGGGCACGTTGAACAAACGTGTCGCGAGATGGGATAGGTGCGTCATTGGGTGTTACCCTCGGGCGTATCGTCTTCGGCCTTGAAGTCATCCGAGCGGTTCTTTGGGACTGGGTACGGCAAGCCGGCCGCCTCTAGCTGTTCGCGCTCGGCCTTACGCTGGGCAATAACTTCCTCAACATCAAATCCATACTCACCAAGGACCTGTTCATAAGTGGCAAGTCCCGTCTCAAGGCGAAGCGCCTCCGATTGGCTCTGTTTGAGCGGATCAGCAACAGGTTTCGGCGATCCACGCCATAGCGTGTTTCCGTAGTATGCACCGGGCGCTTCCCAGAAGGAGGGCATGCCCTTTTTGAGCCTGATTACTCCCGTCTCACACATCTCTTCAAGCCAGCCCATAAAGGCCCCACGGTAGAAGCCTTCGATGATTCCCCGTCTGCGAAGATTAATCCGCCACGCTGCCTCGGTGGCTAAACGACTCGCGCTGAACGATGTCTGCGAATAGTCGCCCGATGCGTCCTCATAACTAGACCCAGCCGCCTTCGCGGCTTCTCTCAATAGACTGCGGTCAAAGCTTTCATAGGTTTGATTTGGCGCTTGCGAACGATGCATCACAAGGCGGTCACCCTTCATCATGTGAACAACCTTACCAGCATCGATTTCAACTTTGACTTTCTCATAGTAGGGACCGGCAGCAGCCATCCAATCGGCGACAGGCGACGCACCTGCAGAAGGATTGCCGGCCCGATTAACACCACCGGGTAGGACCTCTGTCGGATCGTTCTTATTAATCGCTCTTAACGCCTCGTCTCGGGTCAAGTCGGATTCCACCGTTATTGCGGCCATAGACTGAACAAGAGCTTGTATGAGATTGAACTCTTGAAGCGTTCGTTTTGATTGGGCCGGAGTCAAAGCAGGGGCCAAGGGACTAAGACCGCGAATTTGGCCAGGGCTAATCATATCGAACAGATGCCCGACACGAAGGCGGCCCCACGTCGTTCTCGCCTTTACGAACACCGCTTGGGGCGCCGTACTTATGTTGCCCATAGCGGCTTTTCGAATCCAATAACCTTCGACGCGCGAGTCCTTGGAGAACTGAACACCCTGGAAGATGTTTCCCCCGTTGTTGCCTTCGGCAATCCTTGTAATGCTTTGATCGAGTTGCCTGGAATCAAGCAAACTGATTTTTGTGTAAGAAGTGGCGCCGGCTGGCTTGCTATGATCTAGCGTGAAGAATGCTTCCCCGGTCAGCAGCCAATGCTTGAATACGGTGGTAGCCAATTGATGCAACGTGAACCGACCAGTTGAGTCGACTTCGAGCGGATTGTTCACCCACGAAGCCCAAGCGGTTTCGATCTGATGCGATAGCGCGCGGGCTTCCTCCCGTGATATTCCAAGCGCGTCCGCATTGGGCTTTGAGCTGAGCGTCAAACCCTGACCTACTGCATATGTGCTAAGCGACTCAACGAGTCCAGCGATCACTGCATTTGAGTGCAGCAAGTCCAGCGCAATCGAACTTACAAGCGCTCGTTCCCTGCTGATCTCAGAACCAGGCGTTCCGTAGAATGGTTGCCAGCCGCTGATATAGCCTGCTGAGAATGGCTTGACATCGTATCTGGCCCACACAAGGCTCTCATCACCGTTACTCGCCGAGAGGGCGCCAGCTTGCGGCGATGGAACACCGTTAGGTGTAACCGTGGTGGGTGCAAGCGCGAGCGCGCTAGTCGCCTTCCTTCGCTGGCTGATCGTAGCGGTGCGACTTACGCTCCGTTGTCGTTTGGTAGTTGACGCCATGTGTTCGTCAGCCCTTCGACTTGTAGCCACGCGAGGCGTTGAACGCCTTCATAGACCCCGCAATCTCGGCCAAGCGCGCGGCCTTCGGATCGTCACTCATTCCTACAGCGGTAGCGTCGATATCAACTTTGCCTTGAAGCGACATGGCTTGCAGATAGGGGTTTTGCGCGGGAGACTTCCCGAGAATTCCTTTCGCCGACTCTGGATCAAGCGATGATCGCAAAGCAAGTTCGGCCGCAAGTTCTGGATTGCGCTTGCCCTCGGGGCTTTCGATGATAGCGCTGATGCGCGCTCGCTCGCCCGCAATTGCAGCATTGACTTCACCGGACACCGGGTCCGGTTTCTTGATAGTTCTGGCAGTCATAGTGTGGTGCCTCTCAGCGATTGGATAGAGCGCCCATGCGTTGGGCCAGCTCTTCGAATGATGGTTTCTTTGGTGCCGTCTGCGCTGGCAGACTTATGACCTTCTGCGGCGGAACGAGCTTCGAGATCGCGGCACTATAGGTCAAACAGTCGAGCGGCTCATTACGAACGCCTCTCTTTGGCTCGAACTTATAACGTTGCGAACCGCGAACAGACTGAATTTGAAGTTCTTCTGCGGTAAGGCCCTCAAAATATTCTTCGTCAAGATGTGACGGCAAATGAATGAAGCCGGGTGACGTTGGGTCTTGCAGCGTCAACGACTTTTGCAAATAAAGCTTCACTGCATCGACACCCACAAGCATAAGACGAAACTGTCCTTGTACCCGTGCCCCACGCCTAATGAATAGCTGGTTGAATCCTCCAACGCCCTTGACCGCATAGCAGGAACGAGACTTGCGCCGCTGAGATAGTACGTATCTCACAACCTGATCGGCGCTAAATCCATAGTCGACAGCCTGAACGATGACGGGAAGTATTCTCCCGTCCTTCGTCGGGAATGTGGCGGCGCCAATCGACGCATCAAGCTGTTTCCACACGGTATCGCCGTTAGTATCTCCCATCAACTTGAAATGGGTAATCACGCTGTAAGTCTGATCGGCGTGGTGACCTAAGAAGGTGCATTCAAGTCGGTTGCTCTGAACGTCAACACCGGCCGTTACAAAGATCATATCTTCCCTGTACGGTGGCGCAATCGGCTCAGCACGCTGTTGCAGGTCTGACGCGCTGATATCGAACTCAGTCGCGGCGTCATATGCCGTTGCCAAAACTGTATTGAAGAAGACCTGCCGAGCTTCCGGCGTAGTGGCCGCTTCGAATTGCTGAGCGACTGACGCCATGGTGCTGAACAGTGACGACAGCTCGGTTAGGTGATACGACCTAATGCCTCGCTCGCCTTCGGCCGTTGGCACCCACCTTCCGTTCTCCACCATTGAACGGCGAGCATGTTCGTCATGCACGACTCCACACTCGGGGCAAACAAGATGGGCGGTTTCCGGTTTACCGGGCGTCCATTTCAAGTCCGCAAAATCGATTGGCGCGGAGTGCTTGCAGTCTGGGCAATCTACATACCATTTTCGCTGATCTCCCCGCTTGAACCATGCATCAATGCGAGAGCTTAGACGCGTGGTCGGGGTGCTCACTAGCAACACGCGCCGGATGTCATCGAATGTCCGCGTTCGCTTCAGGGCGAGCGATACAGGGCAACCTTCCGAGCTGGAAACTGCGAACCGATCTACTTCGTCTAGAAGCAAATACCTAATGGCACGCGCGGCAAGCTCTGCGGGCTTGTATGACGACGCGAACGTGATAGAGCCAGCCGGAAAGGTCTTCAGGGATACCGAATCAGTCCCGCCCGTGCTTCCCTTGCGCGAGCCCTGCCCTGTGCCGACAAGAGCCCGTAGTGCAGGCGACGAAGAAATGAGCGGGTCTATCCGCTCCCGAATAAGGCCCTTGCTAAGGTCACTGGTCGGGGAGACGTGAAGAGCTGGCCCTGGATCACATGCAATGATGTAACCGAGATGGGCATTAACGACTGTGCTCTTTCCCGTCTGGGCCGCCCACTGCAACACAAGGGTGTCTGTTCCCTCGTCGGCTATAGCGTCGATTGGCTCACGCTGATAGGGGGCGAGGCGCAACGGTCCCGGACGCGCATTAGCGCTTGATGGTAGAACTATCTCACGTTCCGCGAAAGTGGTCGGGGCAACGATTGGCGGCGGCCCAAGCGAGCGCAGCCATGCGCCCGCAAGGCCAGTGTCAATCATCCAAAAATGCTCCTGTGATGTTAGCTAAACGCTTCGTCATTGAGCGCGTCAAAGAACTTCTTTTCGTCGGCCAACGATGTAAGAACGTCCCGTGCTTCCGCTTCTATTATGCGGGCGATCTCACGAACGTCTGATTTGCCTACTAAGTTAGGCGCGACGCGATTACCCAACGATAAGATTGCGGTTCGCACTTCGGAGAGCACTCGAATTCCGGTCTCTGTGACGGCCTCACGGTCGACAAGAGAGCCTTCAAGCTTGGCGTTCTGCAATTCGAGCTTGCGCGCTCGGTGTAGTTCAGATTGGGCCTTCGCGTCCGCATAGGCCGAGCTGGTCCGGTTGCCACCCTCCCCGCGTCCACTGGCGGAATGTCCTATCACTTTGTCAGTGTCCGCCCAATCTCGGGCAATCTCTACAGCATTGATGAATTCCGCTCCCGCTTGTGCTTCTGACATACCTGCGGCTTCAAGCGCTCTTCGCACGGTGGCTTGATCTAGGCCCGTTTCGTCCGCGATCTTGCGGAAAGTACCTCGGGGGCGTCCCATACGGTTCTCTGCTATCAAATTTGGCTTCGGTTTTAGTGAAAATTGTGCGGGGGCCCGCCGCAATGGGTGTGCGGGGGTCACTCCTAGGACCCAATCGCAACAACTCCACTATGGCCATGGCGTGGTACTCTGGGGATCGACTTCGCGGCCGAGCCAGTGCCATGCTCTACGGCCTATCGCACGTCACAGATGCACACATCGCGAGAGCTTACATATGCTGCGCTCTCTGTGATTAGACGCGTGTCGCGCCACGCCAGGGCGAACCGCCAGCACTCCTAGCGGGCGCGACACGCTATCCGCTGCGCTGCGGATGTGGTCGCGCGCAAGCGGTGTTAGATTCAAGTGCCATCATCGGGAGGGGCCACATAGGGCAGGCCCTCCGCGAGTAGCTGTCGCTGTATCTCCGCTGGCAATAGTTTGGCCGTTTGTTTCTCGGCCTCTTTCTGCCACGCGAGCCGAGCGGCGCCCTTGTCTTGGGACATCGCGGTGTTGGGCATCTCGGCCCATATCGGCTTAATCGGCAAGCGTTCTTTGCCCTTGCGATAAGCGACGAAACGACCACCATTCGCATTTACGATGAATGCTCGGGCAACGTTTAGTGAAGAGCTACCGCCGCCGGAAATGCGGAACGTGCTCGCACTCAATCCACCAATACGCTTTACGGTCGCGCCTTGTGTGTTCAAGATGCCGATGGCCAACTTGTTCGCCGTGAACGAAGCCTTCAAGTCGTATTGAGTCGTTCGGCGCAACTTCGTGACGCCCGGTCTGATACGCGCGACAGGGACGCCTGCATCCTTCGCGATTGTCTCAACGGCAATCTTGCGGGCTTGGGAAGCGCTGCGGTCTATGGCTCTTCTGATACTGTTACGAAGGCCCTTTGAAGATAGCTCTGACGCCCATTTTTCGAGCGAAGACGCGTTGATATTTACTGTTAGCCCCATCTGCCCCCACCGTTGCACACAATCGGCGCCGGCATGCGCGGCACGTTGCTTAGGTTCCCGCATGCGATGATGACGCGGGGCGCCCTGTCGGCGCGTCGACGTGCGGCGCTTTCGATCTCTAACGCGGAGTGCACGCTTTGAACGCGAGCGTCGCGCATGACTTCTAGGCCGAGCAAGGCGAGCCGCTCGAATAGTGTGGTGGTGCTAGTCATCATCTTTGTTGAGTGCGTGTTCATCGCAGACAAAATCCCCATCGCCGTTTCCGGTTCGGACGAAACATGCGGGGATTGCTTTGAAGCAATTTTGCTCGGCCACTCCTACGCATGCCGCAAACAGGTTCATCAGCCCTTCAAGCGCTTTCGCCTGACGTTCGCTTGTCTTGGCCTCACGCTCGGCCGCCTTCGCGATGCGCCGTTGATCCGACGCGATGGACTCAGCCGAGTCGGCCAAACGCTCGAAAGCTTTGAGGGTGCGAATGCGCTCCTCCGCTCGCAACGTCTCCACGTCAACCATGATGGTGTCGGTGGGCTTTGATAGCCGAATGCCCACTACGGTCTCTACGTCGTGAAGTACTTTCCGGCATTGCTCCACAAACTCTTTGTCGTCCGGGCGCATGGTCTCCGCGTCCTGAACTAATTGCCGGCTGCGCTCCACAAGCTCCACAAGCTCACGTTCGCACGGGCATAGGCCCTCGGACTTGCGGCCTTCGTTGAACGCGTCCCTCGCCGCGCGTCGTATTTCCCCGCTCCGCTCTGCAATCGGGCGCAATCCTTCGGCAAGCCCGGCAACAACCAGGTTGGTCTGGTCGGTCATGGTGGTCCTTTACCTGTTAGGTGCGCCCCGACGGGTCGTCACGAGTCGCCCGTCGGGGCGCGAAGGACAAAC